ATAACGGTATCATTACCACTGCATACGGTACACATAAAAAACTATATGTAGAGCAAGGTGGTACGCTACACGATGTCACACCACTTAGAAAAACAATTGACCCTGCTGCATCTAGCACTTTAGCAAGCACGTCTAGTTCTAAGACTATTACAGTTACAGATACTGGTCACGGTAGTAATACAGGTGATTATGTAACCCTGTCCGGTTTTACAATGGGGTCATCTGGTTTAGCTACTGCTGAAGTTAATGCCAACCACTCCGTGACAGTATTGACCGTAAATACATACACAATTACAGTAGTAACAGCAGCGTCTGCTACAGGTGCTTTCGGTGGCACCATAGGTAAATTTGAATATGAAGTGGCTATTGGTAATGTAGATGAGGAGTTTGAGTATGGTTGGGGAACTAGTACTTGGGGAGCAGGCACTTGGGGAACACCTCGTGCTACCTCTTCTGTAATTCTAGCTCCTAGAGTATGGTCACTAGATACATTTGGTGAGGACTTAGTAGCAACTTATGAGGAATCTAAAATATACACCTGGGATTTTTCAGGAGGTACTAGTACCAGAGCAACAGCGATTACCAACGCCCCTACCCAGAATACGCTAGTATTGGTATCTAACCCAGACAGGCACTTAGTTACGTTTGGCTCACACGACGGCACTGCATTTGATGCTTTACTCGTTAGGTGGTCGTCACAAGAGAATAAAACAGATTGGACAGCGACCTCTACCAACACCGCAGGTAGTCAGAGATTATCAGGCGGTTCTAAAATCGTAGGCGCTAGAAGAGCTCAAGGACAGGTATTAGTATGGACAGATACTGATTTACACTCTATGCAGTTCACAGGACCTCCTTTTACATTCGGGTTTCAACAGATTGCATCACAATGTGGCGCGGCAGGCCCCAACTCAATGGTAGTATCAAACTCAGTAGCATACTGGATTGGACAGCATAACTTCTATATGTATGATGGTTCTGTTAAACCGATAGAAAGCCCTGTGCGTAGGTTTGTACTAGATGACTTAAACCTTAGTCAGCGTAGTAAAATTACAGCGGGATTAAATCAAGAGTTTCACGAGGTGTGGTGGTTCTACCCGTCTGCCTCTAGTACAGAGAACGACAAGTATGTAACTTATAATTATGCAGAAGGCTCGTGGGCCATCGGTACTTTAAATCGTACAGCCTGGATTGACAGAGAGGTATACAACTTACCTATTGGTATTAAATCTACAGGACAAGTATACGACCACGAGACTGGGGACAGTGATGACGGTGCTGCTATTGCTGCACATATTCAATCCGCAGACTTTGATTTAGCTGAAGGTGATGAGTTATTCTTACTAACCGAGTTTATCCCAGATATAACACAAGGTGGTGGTACAGTAGATTTGAAAATTGAAGGTAGACTCTACCCTAACGACACCGCTACTGCATTTGGCCCTTATACAATAACAGCCACAACAGAAAAACTAGACCTTAGAATTAGAGCGCGACAAATGAATATTAAACTAGAAAGCAACACAGCTACAGGAGATAGATGGCGCATTGGCTTACCTCGTATTAATATACAACCAGACGGCAGGAGATAGTATGGCTGTTTTACTAAAAGAAAGATTCCCTATTCCTAGAGACCAGTACGAAAAAGAGCAGTTAAATCAACTGGTTAGAGTACTAGAACTGGCATTCCGTAAGGTAGATTTTGAGCTAGCGGATGACGCTGACCAACGGGAAGCTGAAGGGTGGATGCTTAAATGAGTAACTTCTTTAAATCGACAGGTACGTCTTTAGTTAATACATCACAGACAACCTTATTAACAGCACCTGCCCAGTCGTCTTTTATATTAAGTAGTGTTATAATATCAAACACCACTACTGGGGCTCAGACAGTAACAATTGATTTCACTGACAGTAGTGCAGGGGCTACCTTTAATATCGCCACAGACCTTAGCGTCGGCGCAAAAACAAGCATTGAGTTTTTAGAGCATTCCTTCGTATTAGAAGAGGGGGACTCAATCAAAGCAACAGCTTCCGCAGGGGGCTGTTTAGACATTGTAATATCATATTTAGATAGGTACAGAGGCGGGTAGATGGCAGGTATACAAGACTTAGCACAATACGGAAGGGGCAACGACAGTATGATGGCCCACGTAACTCCAGGTGAAATGATGGTTCCACCTGAGATGATGGCGCGCCACCCTGACCTACAGAAAAAGTTATACCAAGCGTACATTGAGGAAGGGTTCGACCCGCGTCAATTTAAAGTAGGCTCTGGAATCACATCTCTAAACCCAGTAACAGGCAAACCTGAGTACGGGTTCTTTAAGAAATTATTTAAACTAGCAGCCCCTGTAATAGGCTACGCCTTAGGTGGACCTATGGGCGCCGCAATTGGAGGTGGCCTATCTGGCGCTGCAGGCGGTGGCGGTATAAAAGGCGCACTAAAAGGCGCTGCTCTTGGTTACGTAGGTGGCTCTCTTGCTGCTGGTGGAGCCTTCGGTGAGACAGTCTCAGGATGGTCTGGTGGTGGTATAAGTGGCCTAGGGCTAACTGGCTCTAAAACATTTGGCGGAGCTGCAGGTAGTTGGGGAAGTGACGCAGTTAGTCGTACAGTAGCTAGCAAGGGAGTAGGCGGAGCCTGGAAGCACCTAGCTAAGAAAGTAGCGAATAGCCCGATGGCTATGATGGGCCTACTTAACTCAGTATCAACAGAACCAGACGCGCCAGGAAGTTCCTACGTACCAAACACTGATAAAGGCGAAGGGTTTAAGATAGACTACACGGACTCAGGGGCTACAACAGACGCAGGTACAGGTAAGCACAAGGTTACATCAGATACAACAGGGTACGGTGCTTATGCAAATTACGACGCACCTACACTACCAGTAAATGTTGCTGACTATGTCGCATCACCACTCATAACACCAGTTCCTATGGTTATAGGAAATCCTAATTTAACTGAGGAGGAGCTTATGGCCTACTACAAGCCAGTTACCTACTCACATGGCGGTATGATTAAGCACGGAACAACAGGAACAGCAGACGATGTACCTATTATGGCATCAAAAGGTGAATTTGTAATGACAGCAGACGCTGTCAGAAACGCAGGACAAGGCGACCCTAGACTGGGCGCCAAGAAACTATACGATTTAATGTACTCATTAGAGGGAGTAAGATAAGATGGCAACAACTACAGCAACAACACTGGGAGGAATGCCAGAATGGATGGAGGATTATGCTAAGAAGACCCTCGCCTCTGGACAAACACTAACTGAGAAACCCTATACGGCCTATACCGGTTCGCAACTAGCAGGTTTTACAGCCCCTCAAACACAAGCAGCTAGCCTAGTAGGCTCTAATGTAGGTTCAGGACAACCGGCTCTTACAGCCTCTACTGGATTGATGGGGGAGCAAGCTAAACATGCTAGAGCAGGTATCACTCAAGCAGGAGCAGGAACCCCTTTATTTGGACAGGGTGTTACTTTAACTGGTACAGGTGCAGGCTTAACTAACGAAGCAGCAGCGGCTGCGCGAGGCGCGCCAGGTACCTTTAATGCAATGTTGCCAGGTCTTGCAGGTATGTACTCAGGCTCTGCAGGAGCATACGACCCTAAATCTGCGGCTGGATTTATGAATCCATACCAAGATGCTGTAACTAAGCAGGGTCTTGATGAGATGCGTCGTCAAGGCACAATGGGACTTAATCAGATTGGTGCAAATGCTGTTGCAGGCGGAGCATTCGGAGGTGCGCGCCACGGTATCACCGAAGCAGAGCATCGTAGGAATATGATTGATAAACAATCTCAGTTCATCAATCAGTCTAATGCTCAGAACTACGGTCAAGCACAGAACGCTGCTATGCAGAATTTCCAGAACCAGATGGCTAGACAAGCAGGTGCCGCACAAGGTATCGGTGGATTAGGTCAGGTTAGTTCAGGAATGCAACAAAACGTAGCAACTCAATTAGGTCAATTAGGTGGTCAGTACGGTACATTTGGACAGCAATTAGGCGCTCTAGGTGGTAGATACGGTCAAATGGGCGAAACCCAAGCAGGCATTGGACAGCAATTAGGTCAGGTAGGCTTAAATCAGGCTAACATCGCTAGAATGTCACGAGGCTTCACTGGTGATGATATCTCAGCACTGCAGAACGTAGGTAACTTACAACAGGTACAAGCTCAGCGTGGACTTGATATCGACCAAAATGAGTTCATGCAAAAGCAGAAGTATCCTTATGAGCAACTTAACTTTATGAGCGGTCTAATTCAAGGAACTCCGTATAGAAAACAATCTATGACAACAACAGAAACAGAGGACCCTTCTAGAGCTAGTCAGTTAGTAGGGGGATTAGCCACTCTAGCAGGGGCAGGTAAAGAATTTGGATGGTGGGGTAAAAGCTAATGAGTATTTCAGAAAAGTTACTAGAGTTCACTAGGTCTTTAGACCATACGGGCGAGTCCGCAGTAGATAGATGGATGCGACTCGATGCAAAGAAGTGGAGTGATGTCAAGGACAGCAACGAACTTGATAATATGTCTATGGCTGATAGAATGGCTATGGGTATGGGTGCACTAGGTACTTTATATGGTAGTTCAGCAGAACAAGCTGGCATGTCACTGCAAGACTGGACGCGCGCTAATCTAGAACCAGATGCTATGAACGCAACAGGAATGGGACTAAGTGGTGCAGCTAACCAGTGGACACCAGAGCAGATGCAGGTGTTTCAGGGCATACAGAACGCTG